GATGTAGAGTAATCAGCATACCCACCTTTGCTTGTCTTGCTGATACGGAAGTCCAGGCCGCGCATCAAATCTGTCGGCAATTCTTCCAGTTCTGGATCCATCAGGGCACCCTTGATAGTTGCGAACAATTGTGGGCCAATGATGAACTTGCGGATTGGATTGTCTGGCGTCTTGTCATCACCGATCGGGTTTTCTCGCACAAAGCCCTGGAAGATGTAGCTGCGCTTTTTCCAGTACTTGCGACCCATGTCTTCAAGTGATTTGTCTTTGAACCAAGTACGGACTTCAGCCAAGATTGGGCAAGCTTCGCCCCACATTTCAACGCAAGGTACTTGGACCATGACCTGCTTGGAGTCCATCTCGCCTTTGACGCCGTTGAATGGCAAACGAATCATTGCTCGTTCGATCCAAAAGAATGTGTTTTTGCTGTTACCATCAGGTAGGAAGCGTAGTGTGGCGGATTGCCCTTCTTCCATGTTCCAGTGCGGATAAATCGACTTGTCGCCGCCGCCTGTGCTGCCTGGTTGTTTGTTGTCTGCTGCCTGTAAACGGGCGCGAATTTCTGCTAAGGATGCCATATTGTGTTGCCTTTCATGTGCGTTAATATGATTAAAAAATTTAAGACTTGCTTAAATGCTGCCTACAAGGTTATTTTAACACAGCCTGTCTGTGCTTCCTACCATTACGGTAGAGTGTTTTGCCTAACTAGTTGTTTACGGAAGGGCATGCCACTACACGCCCTTCTTTGATGCGTTTATTTATGTTACTTGCGTAGAGCCAAGGATTTTAATCTTGCTAGCGGATCCAATGGGCTTTCCGCCACACCTTCGCCCATGTTGCCCAACATCTGTTCAACATGACGAATCCAACCAGATACATCACTGGATCCAATTTCGTCTACATCGCCTACAAAACCAGCAACTTCATCAACTGCTTGTCCGACCTTTTCTGGACCGTACTTGCTCAAAAGGTCTGTACGCTGTAATAAAATTCTGCGGATAATTGCCTGCGCAACCGGACTGTCTTCTGCCCCGGGACTATCCAGCATGCCTTCTGCTACACCATGCCCACCGATAACAGGGGCCATACCACCTGCTACAGTGCCCATTTCCATCATTCCGCCGCACTCCTGAAGACCGTGTGATGGGCAATACTCGCCTTCCATGGTGTTGTTGCAAGCACCTTCGACTGTAGGTTCACCGTGTCCGGTCAGGCTAGCAGCCATTTCAAACGTGCCTACGTTGTCTGCTTCTTTTACACCAAGGTCTTGAACCAGACGTTGAGTAACCCATTCAAACGGATCTCCGTCTCGACCTTTGGCTATACCGTAAGGGATTTCTCCGTGATCTGAGTAGTAGTCAAACAGTGCTTCGTACAAATCACTGTCCAGTTCGTCGCCTTGTTCAAATCGTTTGACTTCGTGTTTGAAACGAGACAAAATGTGACCAAAAGTCTCACCGGCTTCGTCGAGCACGCGACTTTCACTGAGTGGCGGTTCCTGATCTGCTGATTCAATTCCTAAATCGTATCCTAACTCTTGCAAACGATCAATCACCACTTGTCTAACATCAGCAGACGGATCATCTTTGGCAATTTCTGCCAATTGATCAAACAATTGATCATCACCGATTAGATCGTACAGTTGTTCTGTGGCATCAATTGCATCTGCCCCAACGATCAGCTCAGTACTAAGCAGCTCACGCAGTTTATTCTCTTGTTCAGGAGTTTCGGGCACGGTCCATGTGCCTTCGGTAACTTGATTTACCCAGTTTTCAAAAATTTCAGCTTCTTTCATTGCAGTTCCTTGTTGTTGTATTCTGGCCAACAGCGGCAAAGCTGCCTCAATTCGTGTGTCCAGTGTCTGTTCTACGAACAGTGTTTTGATATCTTCTACTAGATCCTGCTGGTCGTTGATAGTAGCAGGATGCCATGTTTCAAAGTAAGCAGTATACCCTCGTGGGCTAGCCAAACGCTTCATGTTTTCACGAAGCGTCTGGTAGTATTCTTGTGCTTCTGTAACCAATTCGGCCGTGCTGCCTTCTAGTACACGAGATGCACTGGCGCGTCGAAAACGGCTCAATGTGCCAATTTCCATAACCATTTCTGCAATATGAACCCCTCGCACATCATAGGGATTACCGCCTTGTCGCACATGCTCCAGCATAGCCCTGCCGCCGGCCAAGTTCTTGAATGTCAATTTGAATCGTTCACTATCTGCTGTTTCAATGTACAAGCTTTCGACATACCGAAAGCGTGCATCAGCTTCGCCCAGCGTACGATTGTGTTTGATCATTAGTCTTGCTTGTGTGGGCTCTCCTGCATAACTGATCTTTTTTGTGCCATAATAGCCTTCAAACAAACCTTCTTGGATAGCCGCAAGACCTTGCATGGTATGTTTGAGCTTGCTCAAATCACTAGCAGTATACGTCCAGCGATGACTGTTGGCAAATTTGGCCAAGTGTTGTTGAAAGTCCCAAAAACCTTCTTTGTCGTCACCTTCCATTGCTCTACCCATATCGTCACTAGAATCCAAGATAATAACCATAGTTCCGTAGTTTTTTCCGCTACTGCCAATATAGTCAAACTTGAATGTTTTAGCATCACTTGCGTCAGTACTAGGGTTTCCTGTGCGGTCTAGAGTTTCTGGAGAGAAATTGCGAGTGACCAAAAGGTCGTTGAGCTGTGTTGAAATGTTCTGTTCTTGTGCCATGATCTTGTATTTATGAACTGTTTAGAACATCACAATGAAGGGCAACGGGGTGTCTATCTCGTCTACAAAATCTTTCATCTGTGTGTCCAACTCACTGTGGTAGCTTTGTAATAGCTGCATCATGCGTACTGCCAGTAAAGTCGACATTACCAGATCGTCAGTTTCTCCCGGTTTAGCTGCATAACTGGCCCCATTGGCAACAAATGTCTTTAGCTCACTCAGCAATGCTGAGCTGTTGATTGTCATTTTATCAGTTTCCACCAAGGTCTTGAATTTACTACATGCTGACAATTTGCTTTTATTTGTGGTGTTAAAACCTTTTCGGTATCGGCGTCCGCTGGAGCTAACCACCGATTTGTCACTTAGAAAATATCCTTGTATGTTTTCTTCTCCATAATGCTCAATGGATAACAACGCCGCTTCTCCCAGGGTGTTGTTTTCAACCGAATAATATATGCTCTTTGTGTCTTTTACTATTTCGTTAATATGACGGCATATATCAACCAGTATTCGGACTTGTTCAGGTACAATAGTTTTGTTGTGCCTCCACTCAGCTATCTGAATTGTAGAGTTTGCTTCAAACACTTGTATTGCTGCCGGGTCGCCACCTGTTCCAAGGCTTGGGTCCAGCGCCACTACATAAATTTTATTTTTCTCCGGACGTTTGAACCAACGAACTTGCCCTGTTTTGTAAATCGGATCCGTGGCAGTCATTCCTACTAACTTTAACGGATTGATCAGAGTTTCTTCGTCCTGAACGAACTCGCAGTCCATTTCTCGACGAAAGCGTTCTTCCCCTAACTGTGCTCGTTGCTCATCTGCCCAGGCGTCGTCCCTGTCAGGATGTTCCCGCCAAAATGCACGATACGCTTTGAATCCGTTGGTACCAAGACCGCTGGGACGCGGGTTTCCAAACTCGTCCTCAACTTTGTTTGCACCTTTCCAAATTAGTGCAAACTGATCTTCGTCCGAGTTAGGAGTGCTAGTAATAATGGCTTTACCACCAGTGCTAAGTGTAGGAGTAATAGACGTCCAAAACTCAGACGCAATAGTGGGCCTAACGAACGCAAACTCGTCTAGGTATAGCAGTGTGATCGACATACCACGTCCGGTATTTTCTGTTGTGGTTTGCGATACAATACGTGAACCGTTATCAAACTCCAACGAGCCTTTGTTGTAGCTAGTGGCACCTGCTCTAATATGATTGGGACACAGCTCGTATGCATAGCGAATACGTTGCATAATTTCTTGCGCACCAAGATACTTGTGTGCTGCTACTAGAATAGTTGCATCAGGCACAAACATAGAATACCACAACAAATATCCCGCAGCGCTGGTTGACTTGCCTGTTTGCCGAGGCATCAAGCTGATACTAAAACGATTGAGGTGATAGTTTTCGATCAATCTCTTTTGGTATTCGAAAGGCTTGTACAGCATCTTTCCTTTGGTAGGATGCTGGATATAAAAAAAGTTATTCATAAAGTACATAGGCCCTGTTATAGGATCTGCGCACTTAGCAAATTCTTCTAGTTCGTGTTCGGTGTAAGTCTCGCGCCGATGGGGCGCTTTGACCAATACTGTGTCAAGTCCTGGTTTGATAGCCATTAAGCATTTTCTCCGCAATTTTTTTATGAATAACTGGGCCTGCATGCATAAAATCACGTGCATATCCGGCTTTGTTTTGGTCCCAGTACACATGATCATGTGCCCGCTCAATCAAACAAGGTATATCATGTTCACAACATAACTGACGTACTGCCAAACAATTCTTCAACTGATTAAGTCTACTGTTCTCGTCGTTCAAGTACCAATGTTTTATAAATGTGTCTCTGCGATCAATAGTGGACGAGTCCGAGTCGGGCATGATTACTTCAACCGGTAACTGAGAAAGAGCACTGTCCAATATTACTTCGAATCGGCTGTCAGGTGGCGCCAGCATTGTGACCAATCTTGGCTGTAGACGTGGGATCCAATATTCAGCCAGTCTGAAACATGTGTCTGTGCTATTGCCGCCCCAGGCCAGATTTGCTAGCTTTAATCCTGTAGCAGCACTGACCAAAGACGGCCAAGTAGTTTCAACCGGTAACCCTGTTCCAAAAGTAAAACTACATCCTAGACTAATCATACACGGTGTTTCATAGTCAAATTCATCTGAACGGAATCCTTCACTATTGATATCATAGCTGATTGCACCAGGTTTGTCCCAGCCTAGTTCAGAAAAATATTCTTTGTGTTCCGGAGTTTTCATCAGGTTATCAAAATGTTCTTTAGTATCAGTTGGCATCCATTCTTGTGTACTATTGGCATGATATGTACCAAAATGCCAAGGTGCTGGACCAAATGTGGTATTAGTTATTTTGGCTGTAACCATATATAGGATGTGACTCTAAAATTTTCCACTGGCGTCAGCATTGCATGCCATAGCAAGCGTCGGTAACCAGCACTGTCGGCTCGGTTGATCATGATATAGCCCGCATTTGTACAAGCCGGTGTTTGGTACCGTAACGATTCGGTATTGTTGTTCCAATAAAAACTAGTACCAGTGCCTTGCCATATTAACTGCATACCGCCGGGCAATTCGCCATCGGTGTGCATATTACATATAAATCCCGGTTCATCAATCCAGAAAGCAGTCCCGCAATAATGTTGTAGTGACATCCCCAGCTGCTGCTGAATGCTATTCCATTTGGCGCTTATTTGTGCGTGCCACTGTTTGATCCAAGGCAACGCTGCTTCGTCAACTCGACGGCGCGACCAACTCTCCTGGCCTTCTTGGCGGTGCCACGGTATATTGAGCCAATCAGTTGCTAGTATTTGACTTACTAAATCTTGAGAAAATACATTCTCAACTCTGAACAGATTGAGCTCGTTGTCAACTGGCGTTATATGCATAGATGTGCTAGTTCTGGCCAAAGCTGTGCAAATTGACCTTTGGTATCTGGGTGGTATTTGTTTTCAATACTGTGAGTAAAAACTTGAAATTTGGTTTTAATTGTCCGAGGCTGCTCATCAGTATTACGATATTTGTCAAGCGCCTGTGCAAAGAACCCAATTTCTGCAGGACCAAATGCATTTTGCTCTTGTAGTTTTTCTATTTGCTGTGCTGCTAGTTTGGCCACTTCTGGACCGTGTACAAACGGATCCAGCGCTTCGGGGCCGAACAAATTCATCCAGGTAATACTCAACCCTTGCTGCTGTGCAAATTGTTTAAATTCTACCAAGCGGGTAGCGTTGTATAAATTGTACACTGCATGAATGCCACCCCAGTGCTCTTGGGTAGCAAACAACTCTTTGACTCGCTGCAGATTTTCTAATAAAATTTCCCATTTGCTGCCGTGTCTGACATATTCAAAGTGCTGCCCAATGTTGTCAAAACTCATGCTCCAGCCAACTTTTTTTCTTTTTGACAGCTTCTTAAAGATCTTGTTGTTTTCTAGATCTTGAGTCATGTTGGTAATCAATGTTACAATGCAATCTTCAGGTATTACATCTAGCAGTCGTTCATTTTCAGGCAACAATAGCGGTTCTCCGCCTACCAATGCAACTTCATGAATATGACTTTTATGTTGCTCTAAAAAGTCACACACTTGTTCATAATATGGACGGCTTTGGCTTTTGAAGGGTATTTGTTTTAAGCTAGCCCATTTGGAACTGCTCGAAGGGTCACAATAGTTACAGCTTAGATTACAAGTGGTATTCCAACGCACATCGACTAAAACAGGGTAGTGATACTGATCACCTGCTGTGGCATAATCGATATCTGGGCTCAGCCGATTATGCCAATGCCTCTCGCTTTCGGCGCCAAAACGCTCGGCTTTTACACAATTGCTGCAATAGTCGTGCGGCTTGCCTTGCGACAAACTAGCTCGTATTTCTTGCGCTTTTGCGCTGTTAAGTGCTTGAGAAATATCAAGATCGTTGAGGTTGCCTAACATGTGCGGATTGCCAGCACAGCAGGTCTTTATACTGCCTTGAGGATTGATATGTAGGCCGCGCCAAGGGGCAGCACAAAAGAAATTGGACATGTAGTATTTACATGTCTGCTATTGCTGAAAAATTAATTACACCAACTAGATTTAGCTTCGCCATAATACTCGCGGGCGAATCCATTAGCAATTAGCATACTGCGCAAACTTTTCCCATTTAGTAAAACGTCTCCAAGTACACGTCCGCCGTATTTGTCCCAATCCATCAAAACAACTTGTCGTCGGGTTGCAGCATTTATCTGCGCTTTGGTAAATGCAGTAGCTGCTTCACCAAGCTGTGCTTCGTTGGCACATTGCGCACGGAAGCCCTTTTCAGGAGTATCTACTCCAAACACACGAATGCCAAGTTCTGGTTTAAGTGGATGGGGCAACCAGGTGGCCTGGATAACCACCGTGTCCCCGTCGATTACTCTAGTGATTGCCGCATCGTAGGTTACACCGAGTTTTTGTTTGGGTTGTGCAAATACCAAACAAGGCACCACAAGCAACAAGGCCAGCAGTGTCTTCATCTAGGATAACCTTTGAATCCTTTTACAGGGCTTTGTGTTGTAACAAATGAAGGCTCATCACTTGCGGGTGTCGAGACCAGTTTCTTACCCCCAGGGGTTCCTGTCATCTTGAGCGCAGAGTCAATCAGCTGACCGATACCAGAATTAAAACCAGCAACCACAGCATGTTCTCCAAATGTAGTTTCTGCCGACCATTCTGGCATGTATGGATTTATATTGTCTTTGCGATAATCGCTACGAGCCCTTGCCAATGCAACTCCCATACGATATGATTTGTACGGGTCTGCTGCACTTAACCCAGGTAATGTGTAGGTATAGCGCATGGGATCTTTTGTTTCAGGAGGCAGCTCTCGCTGTTCTGTAATAAACTCTCGAGCTCTCATCTAGGATAGCCTTTGAACGCACGTACAGGACTTTGCTTGTTGGTACTGTTTAATTCTTCGCTGTCTAGATCACCGCGGTTCACATCACTGTACTCTGCACCAGCTGCTTTAAATGCCTGTTTGAGCATTTTTTGTTCTACGTCTGTGTACGGGTGAGCTGTACGTTCCTTGCCTACCCAGCTGTAGGCATCCATGTCAATGGGTTTTTCGGAACCATCTGCCATGGCCACTGCCATCATTACACGATTCAGAGTATAGTCACTATTGGCTCGTTGGCTGTCGTGAAACGTGTTCAATCCCACAGTGGCAGATTGATTACGTTTGCTAATTTTGCCTTGTCGTGCTTCAGTGACAAACTCTTGTGCTCTCATGCTCAGTTACCAGCCGCGTTATAAATGCTAGCTGTTGCAGAGCTAGCAGTACCAAGTTCAGTAGCAGTCCAGTTGGCACCAGTCACTGTTACTTTGTTACCGGCGCCAGAATATGTTTCAAACACAGTGTTGGCAGGAATCTGTAGCGCAGAAGAATACAAATTGCCCGCAGGAGTGCCTGTACCTAGTGCCACTGCATAAACTTGATATGTTACCGCAGTATTACCTGTGGCAATACTCAGCTTGTCTGTGTAGACTGTAGCATTGGCCAAAGAAGTGTAAACGTTTGCCATTACTTGTTGTCCCGAGGTTGTGCCACCACTGGCTGGAACAGCTCACGTGATTGGTACATTACTCCGGGGATTTCCACAGGAGTTTGCTTCACTGTAGGAATAGCCGGAGGAACGTAATTGTTGGCATTGCGAGTGGCAATTTCTGCTGCCAGCTCGCTATAAGATCGCATCATATTGCTCATATTAACCTTTGTATGACTTCCACAAGTTACGAGTCATTGCAAAAATGCTCTCGTCGACTTCTTCTTTGTCTTTGGATGCTTTTGCAAATGGCTCTGCTTTGTCTCCATCTTTGTCCACATCTAGAAAGTCGGGCTTTTTACCCTTGGCTTCGGCAATACCGGCCATTTCCATCATGCGCTTGATAGCATCTTCTTCTTCGCTAGCATAGGTTTCTTCACGATCTTCTTGTCCAGCAATAACAGGCACTGTGGTTTGTCCAGTTGACTTGGGCTTGTTGATGCCGCCACTGTACTGGAATGGGTCATTGCTGACTTCTGTGTTGGTGGGATAGTCTGGTTGATTCTCATCAACTGCTTCAGCGTTGCTGCCGCAACTGCACGGGCTTGAACCGCAGCCGCAGCCGCCAGCTTCGCTGCCACCTAGGCCAGCACTCTTGAGCAATTGCCCTAACATCATTGCATCTTCATCAGTGGCAGTTACTGTAAGGCTTTGACGAGGGCCACCTTGTTCGTCGTTGCTGATGTTCATGCTAACATTCATGCTCTCAGTCAATTGATTCATATTTTCAGCAATCATGTTTTCAAGATCACGATTCAAGCTGTCGTAGATGCCGCCACCAAATGTGAAGCCGCCGCCACTCTTGCTTGGTGTGCTGTCAGAGGTTTCTTCAACTTCTTTTTTCTTGCCCTCAGGCTTTTTCTTTTCAGGCAAGCCTTTGTGCTTGGTGCTTGCAAAATCTTCTGCATCGCCCTTCTTCATTGTCTTGGCAACTTTAGCAACTTCTTTTGAAGGAGCTTTTTCACCCTTTTGTGTTGCATGGACCATGCCCATGAACTTTTGTTGCTTCTTGCTTACTGCTTTCTCGTCAACTTGTTCAGCACCGTCAGCTGCCTTGCTTACTTTGTAGCCGGCCTTCTTCAACATAGCCATGGCTTGTTTGATTTCGTCGCTTTCGTTGTCGCCTTCTTCAACTGCTTTGCGACCACCTTTGTGTTTAGTAGCTCCGCCAGTCACACGCTCAGGTGCTTTAGCAGGACCTTTTGGACGTCCACGACCGCGCTTTTCGCCGCTTTGTGCAGCTTCGTCATCGGCGCCAACACTGATACCAGCGGTGTCTGTACGACGAGTAACTCTACGGCCACCAGGAACTTCTTCCACATCATGCTTGCGTCCGTGGGTGACAGAACCCACTGCTGGCTTTTCAACCTTGGGTCGTTTGTGTGCAGTAAATGCATTGCCTTGGCTGGCTTCTTCGTCCATTTCAGCATTACGGCCGCGGCCGCCACCGAGTGCAGATTTCATTGCTTCGGCAGCAACATCACCCAGCATTTCGTCAACTTCTTTTTTGGCTCCTGCAATCTTGTCAGCAAAAGTGATTTTGTCTTTGGGTTCGGCTAGTGCAGCAAAGCTCTTGGCTTTGGCCGGATTCATCTTTTCCTTGACCTGCTTGGGATTTGGTTCGCTACCTGGCTTCAAACCAGTTTGTGGCATTCCAGACTTTTTCTGCAAGTCACGAATCATGTCTTGGTCAGATCCGTGTCCCAGAGTATCAAGTGCTTTGCCAGCTGCTTTCTTTACTGCGCCGCCCACCTTGCGAGCCATATCGCCAAAGCCTTCTTCAACAGGCTTGTTACTAGCACGTTCGTTTAACTGACTGTGTGTAGTACTAGGAGTAGCACGGATCTCGTCCAGCTTCTTGTTTAGATTGTAAAAAAATGTCATCGGGTTATCCTCTTGGGTTGGCGCCAGTAGCTGGCTTTGGTGGACGCTTGATGTTAGCAAAAGGACTCTTGGTACCTTGTGGTAAATCATTTGTAGTTTTAGCTGCTGGAGTTTTGCCACCAGCCACGGTGAAATCTGAACGATAAGCGTTTTTCAATACCACATGATCATGCGGTTCGGCGCTGTAGTCCTTGCTCAAAGCACGTTGTTCAGCATCATCTGCTGGATAATTGGTGTCTTTGAGCAGGTCTTTGTTTTCTGTGCCAATCTTGGCACTTTCTTTGTTAAGACTATCTTCGTACGGAGTTGTGCTCATGATCAGTCTGTCAGGGTCCATGCCCAGCAACTGTGCCAACTGCTTGATCTGTGGCTCAATTGCAGGGTACTTGAACTCTACATCCATAATAGTCATGCTTTGGTTCGGAAATGCAGGAAAGTCCGGAACTTCCTTGCGCACTGGGCTTGTCTTGGGTTTGCTAATTGATACAACATCAAACTGAGCAAGTTTGCCTTCTAAGTCTTTGACAAAGCCGGCAGGAACGTCGCCAACCATCTTGATACGATAGTTGTAGGTTCTTTCTGATTCGGCTAGATATTTTGAAAATGGTTTCATGTGATTATCCTATGCTCTATTTATTCTTTTTGATCGTTTTGATCTTTGCGTCCTACGATTCTGTCTAATAAATCGTTACGACTTAGTACCACGCCCTGCGCTGTTTGCACAGGGCCGTTGCCGTCATCGCCTTCTGGTTTAGCTGTTTGATCTAGTCGCATCTTTTTCAGTTGCAGGTCAATCATCTTGAGTTTTTTGTCTAGTTTAGCAGTTTTGGCAGTGATAGCATGCCCTAGCATGTTCGATGCCACACTAAAAATCTCTGCTGCAAACCTTGAATCTACTTGCATCCCTAAATCTATTAGATCCTTGTAGCTTCCTTTAGCAAGATCACTAAGTTCGTCCATCTCCTGATCTGTTGATTCAAGGCCGCGTACAGCAGGCAATGCTGTGTCAATTTTGTCTATTGCAGCATCTAATGCTGCAAGAGTTTCACGATTAGTAGGTAGCTCGGGCAGCGTGGTGTCTACGTCTTCTGTAGTAGGAGGGAGATCGAACAGGGCTTCAAGTTTGCGTGTCATGCCATATTTAGTGGCTTATGACCGGCCGTTCTTAAAGAGATCATCTTCAGTTATGACACGGAAAGTCATACCGTTACGCTTGGCCCATATTGTTGCAGAATGCCACTTGGCGTAGTTGATTGCAACTATTGCACGATCTTTAGAACTCATTTTACTTTCAATCACACTTTGTTTCTTAGGTTTGATTTCAATCAGTTCGGCGCGCATGGTATTATTTTTAGTACGATAAGAAATCAAGAAGTCTGGAATGTACTGCGTCATTTTTCCCGTAAGCGGATGTCGGTACGGTATAGAAATTGATTCACTGGCCCATTGTAAAATATGCTCGTTGGAATCGCAAAATCGCATGAAACTCAACTCCCAGCCGCTGCGATATCGCGGAACACCTTTGCCCACATATTTGTCTTTGTTGATTACTGTGTAGTTGCCCTGGGCCCAATGACTCATTGTAGTATCGCTCTGCTAGGATAGAAATTAGGCTGTACTGCTACCCCTACGCCCAACAAGGTAGCACGATTTCGAATCAGATTAAGGTAGTAAGCCAGTTGTACATTGAGATTCACACCATTGGCTCCTTCGAATTCTGCCAACAATGTCAACGGAGGAATGCCAGTGTCCTGCGATACTTTGAACAGGCTCACTGTAAAATTGCCAGCAGCAGTTGCTGTGGTCATTTCTTTCCGAAAAAAACTGTATATCACGTCGTACTCAGCAGCATTAACACTGACATCAAACTCATAGAAACTGTCAAACACTCTCACAGTTTGATCAAGCCGCATATTAGGATTGTTGATTGTGGACATTATGGTTTATTACCTGTGTTGCCGTTGTTGGACTGCTTGGATTGTGCAGTAGGGAATATCCAACCATCTGCTTTGTTTGCCACTGCCCTGGTAGCAGTAGGCAATGATCCTTTGATAATGTCTTTGCCCAAGGCAGTTGCTTCGCTAGCAACTAGAGTTTTGAGGCCGCCATTTTGCTTGTTGGTATTGTAGAATGTACCAGCTTTTTGTACTGCACCAATTACACCAAGCACTGACCCTGACTGCAAATCTTCACTGATACCACCGGCTACATCTAATAGGCCGCCCTGGCCAAAGATACTGTTGGTACTGCCAGGTCTTGCAATAGGACTACGAGTAGTATCATAATGCTCAGGTTTACCAAAGCCAACTGCACTTTTGTTAGGGCCGCCGGTGTAGTATTTTATACTTTCGTATGCAATAGTCATGGAGTTTTGCATGGTGCCATTGCTGGCACTGTAATCATATTGATCGTGTGCCCAATTGGTTATTATTGGGTTTATCAGTACGTATTCTGCATACTTGTGATTGGTATCAAACCCATAGATTCTAATGTCACGAAAGAATGGCGGCTTGCCACCTGATGTGTTTGCACTGCCGGTTCCGTCAGTTATGGCTTCGCCAATATAGCCCCAGTCGTTTACTTGACGATTGTCAGAGTAAATGTCACGATCCCATCCGCCAAAACCGTTTTGTTGATTCGAGCTGGAGCCCATACTGCCATTGGTGTTGGGGGTATTGCCGTACTTTTGACTAGCGTCTTTGTAGTAGTAGCTGTAGTAATTGTACCACATATTGCGTACTGTATCGCTACCATCATCATGAAAAGTCAGACTAACTGGATCATAGTTGATTTTGGTTTGCACCAGTCTCTTACGATTATACTGGTTCATGTAATCGTGACTGATGTTGTACTTGGGCAGGTCTACTGTTTTGACGGTGTAACTAAGATTGGTCAAATCATCAATGTCCATGGCACCTTTGAGTGCAGGGATCTGTTGATAATTGACTGTGAAACTAACGTGAAAAAGGAACTTAAACCTAGGTTTAAGTTCATATGCATTGGACTGGAAGACTTTGCTTGCGTGAGTGTAATCACGCAAGCTGTCGGTGCCAAAAAAACCTTTGGAAAAGTCTTGGCCAAAACTGCCCATGAGTATTACGCTCCTGCGCCAGTTACCACGTCACCAATAGTTCTACCAATTTCTGTGCCAACACCTTGGCCTGCACCTTGATTGGCATTGTCATACGCAATTGTCATGTTAACAGTTACTGGTGCGCTTTCGCCGTAGTTCAGTGAGCCATAGTCAGCTGACTTTACATAACAACCGTACAACCACCAAGTTTCGAGCACGGTTGGCGCATTTGCACCATTGCCACCGTCTAATACTTCTACTCTGGTAGTAAACTTATAATCTACGCCAGAAGCTGCACTGGACATTTCCAAGAAGTCCATTTGCTTTTGTAACTGTTCGCCAATAAGCTTGCTTACTGCGCCGCCTGCATCGTCACGAATTTCACATGTGGCATCTGCCCATGTGTGCTTGCCTGCCAACTTCAGAGTTGAGTTGTAGATAGGCAATGTGATTTCTTCAAAGCTCAAGTTAGGGCGAGTAAAGCTCATGACTTGTTTGGTTAATTCAGTGGTGGGTTTTGACACACCAAAGTTTTCAAACATCACTCTAAAGCGATATTTGAGTTTGGGCATCAACAAGCCCTGGGTTGACGAGCTTTGATCGCTCGCCAATGGAACTGTCATGCGTTGTAATGATGAAACTGCCATTTGTTATCTCCTATGTGTTTATTTACCTGAATCAGGTGGGTGAAATTCACCCACCTTGTTCATTATCAGCCTGCTGCGATCTCACCAGTGTTCTTGATACGCAGTGGAATGTAAATAAATTCCACAGCCTTCACTGGTTCAATTGCAATATCAACCCACAATTCATTGCGGTCAATACGTGCTGGTGTATTGTTGCTCAAGTCACAAACAACCAGGTAGTCGTAAATTGCTCGTTTAGCAATCAAATCAATCATCAAGCTGTTGCACAGGTTAGTGATTTCGTTACGTGTGATTTCGTCGTTTGGTTCAAACAAGAACAATTTACCAATTTCCTCAAGGCGGCCGCGCAAGAATGCAACCAGACGTGCAACGTTGATACGATCCAGCGCAGTAGTTGTAGTTGTGGTAGTCTTGTTACCAAAGTTGGTAATACCAACGCCAGGAATAAAGGTAATTGGGTTGATGTTACGCTCATACAAGATGTCACGCACGCTTTGGCTCACACCAATTTGTTGGAACTCGCCAGTAGCTGAATCAATGTAACCAATTGCTGTAGCGTTGTCAACAACACCACGGCGTGTACCAGCTGGTGCCAACCATGGATAGCTCACTGCATCGCTGCGCAAGATAGTACGAACCATCATGTGGCTTGGAGGAGCTACGACTGTGTTACCACCTAGGTCTGTTGTCAAGCAGCTTGGGTAGAATGCGCCAGCGTAGTTACTGGTTGCTGAGTTACCGTCTTCTGTTGGCAAGCCTTCGCCGTTGTTGTTGGTTGCCCAAGTGACCAGCTCGTTACCAGTTGCACCAAGGCGCATCGGGGTGTCAGCAACCACAAACAGTGTGTTGTTGCGCTCGTTGCTGAGTGCAATCATGTTTGGTGTTAACTCTGGGTATGCAGGAGCAGCAATGATATTAAAGCCATTCTGTTCTTCACGAGCAGCAGTGCTGGTGTCAATACCGGACTTCATTGCTGCCACAACCATTTTACGTTGTGCTTGACGACCAGAGTACATAGAACCGTCGGCTTTGTTGCCGCTGGCTGTGAGCCAGGTGCTGGTAACTGCTGGCAACACATCATCAGGATACGAAGCTGCATTAAAGTAGTTTCTTTGGAAACTCTTAACGTTGTATCCTGAACGACGGGTGTTCCATAACAGCATACCCTGTGGGTACAGTGCAGGACTTGGTGCGTCAAGATCAAGATAGTCGCTAGTTAACAAGCTTTCGATAGTAGGGAAAGCATCTGCAATAGGATCAGTAGTTCCGTTTGGTGCCCAACGTGCGTCTGCAAACAGTACACCGTTTTCGGTAACTTGGTCTGTAGTGTTTACTGCAACCCACTGATCAACTCCACTCACCGGTTCCCAACGATAAATCTTTGGATAGCTTTCAAGATCGCTGGAATCGATCCACAGATCTCCATACTGCAATGGACTTTCGCTAGCATCAGTTTGTGTGGTAGGTTCTGTAGCAGCAATAATAGGACCGCTGGCGTTGGTCAAAGTAAGATCAAAGCCGCGCACATCATTGGTAACCAACTGATAACCTCTCCAAGAACCGTTGTCTTGAATCATGATGTCAGTTTCACTAACAGCGCTATAGAACCACAAGCGACCGTTGGCCGGGTCCTGGTCAGGTGCAGTGTCGCTAGCAGTGTAATTAAACAACTCAGTAGTTACAAAGTTACTAAACACAATAGAATTAAGGATAGTGCTAGATTCTCGTGCTTTTGGGGTGCTCAAAGTAAAGCCAGCTGTTGACAACGGTGCCCCAGTGACGTTTTCTAAGATAATTGTTCCGCCTTGGTCGTGAGTTAACACT